TATCAGCATAAATTATCAGCATAAATTAGCAGGATAAATTAGCAGGATAAATTAGCCAGAAATTCTTTTGTTTTCATCTTTTCTAAAAATGTAAAATTAGAGTAAAAAACACCAACTTTTATTAATATGTTTTTTTTTATGTGATGATTTAGGTGAAACAGATACTTTTAATGATGATTTAGGTGTAGATAATGAAGCTATTCCACCAGGAGGTGATGATTTTGTAGATTTTGAAGATTTTGAAGTGTTTGAAGATTTATTACTAGCAGATAATGAATAATATTCATTATTTAATAAATTAACTAACTCATTAGTATCTTTAATTAATTCTTTTTGTGCTCCTTTGTCTAAATTTTTTTTAAATAACTTAATTAATTTTTCAATATTTTCTTCATTAATAAGTTTAATTATTTTCTCTCTATTTTGAAGACCAAAATAATTTTGTAATAAATTATCTAATTCATCATTATTAATTTGTTTTTCTTTTTTTAAGTTAATTAATTTATTAATATTACGTTCTAGTGATGTTTCACCACCAATAGTAATTTTTCTTGTTGTATTATTTTTATTAGTTATATTAGTTTTATTAGTTTTAGAATAATGTTTTTGTTTTTGTAATGAACTATACATAAAATAACATAATATAATTATTTAAAAAGTTATTAATAATTATTAATAAAAATATTTATAATTTATGGAAGTAATAGTAAATAAAAGTGATGTAAATAATTATTCAATAAGTGAAATAAATTATATTCGTGATAATATTGAGTCAATGAATAAATTTAATCAAGTAGAAATATTGCGAATATTAGCAAAACATCAAAATGTAATATTAAATGAAAATAAATATGGTATTCATGTTAATTTAACAGAATTACAAAAAGAAATATTAGATGAATTAAGTATGTATATAAAATATGTAAATACACAAGAAAGTAATTTAAATATAATAGAACAACAAAAAGAAGTTTATAGAACTACATATTTTAGTGAAAAAATAGATGAAAATGTAAATATGTCAGATATTATAGAAAATTCAGAATAGTTCAAGTCGGTGTAATTTACACCATAAATATTACACTTATCGAAAAGAAATATTTATATTATAATAATATAAAGTTTAATTATTATAATATTAGAGGTTATAATTAGTAGTATAATATTTAATTAACTACATAAATGAGTTTAAATATAGATAATTTACGTCGTTATAGTTTAGATATATTACTAAATAAAGATAATAAAATTTATGAAGAAAGTCAATTAATACAACCAATACAAGCAATACAATCAATACAACAATCAAATTCACTAATTTTTCCAAGAGAAATGACAAGTCATTTATTTAAAAATTCAAAAAATAATTCAAAAAATAATTCAAAAAATAATTTAATTAATAATTCAAGTAATATAATTAAAGAAAATTGTAATGAAGTAAAACAACAATCAAAACAAGAAATAAAACAAGAAATGAAACAAGAAATAAAACAAGAAGTAAAACAAGAAGTAAAACAACAATCAAAACAAGAAATAAAACAAGAAAATATTGAAGAAGATTATTTTTATCCACAAGAAGAAGATGATTTATTTTGGTGTTTTTATATAATGAAAAATGGTTTTGTAAGTTATGAAAGTTATTTATATAAAAATAATTTGGCTTCAAAGAAAGAAAAAATAAATTATGTTTATAAACTTCGAGAGAAAAAGCAATTATTAAAACCTTATAAAATAGATAATTTAAGTATAATTGAAGATAATTTAACAAATTCAGATTATTTAAATTTAAATAGTTTTATTATTTTATGTATAATTGAAAATTTAAATGTGTTAATAATTAGTGGTAAATTATATTATGAATTAATATTAAATGATGATAAAACAAATATATTTATATTAAATATTAGACATAATTCAAATAATATTTTGATTAAAAAAGATAGCCAAAAAAAATTAAAAGAAAATAAAATTAAAGAAAATTATTATGGCTTTAGAAATATAGATTTAAATGAAAGTTTAAATAAAATAACTGATAATTATTATAAGATAACTAATTTAAAGAAACCATTAAAAACAATAACTAATTATAAATTAGATGAATTAAAAGAATTAATAAAAAAACTAGATTTAGTAAATGATTTACCAAATAAATCAAAATTATTGAAACAAGACTATTATGATTTATTGTTAGAAAAAGTAATTTTTTAGTATAAAAAAAATTATATTATTATATTTTATACTCTATATTATTTTATTTTATTTTCTATAAAATAATATAATAACAAATAATAACAAATAACAAATAATAATTATTAAAATTGATAATATTATTAATAATATAGATGTTACAATAATAAAACATCAATAATAACATCAATAAAACAATAATAAAACCTAGTATTATTATATATATAATAATATAATGGCGTCACAAAATCAAAATATACAATCCATCAATATGCAAACAATTAAAAATAAATTGATGTCTTTAAGTCCAAAATCATTAAACAATAATTATCAAAATGAACTTAAAGAACCAATACAAAATATTTTAAGTCAATCATTAAAACCATCAGTTAATAGATTAGCAGGTGTTGTTTCTAATCCAAAACAAAAAATTCCACCACAAGAGCAATTAAATAATTTAATAAAGTTATATTATGAATTAGACCCATATATGAAAGTACCATATGATGAAGGTCAAATTAATTATGAATTAGAAGTAAGATTTGCTACACGTGGATTTAAATCATTAACAAAAAATGATTATGATAATGTAATTAAATTTATTAAATCACAGGGATTTTATACTACTAGTTCAAATGGATTAGATACATTACGTATTAGAAGTGAATTTTTAGATGCTAAAACTGGACGTTTTAAAATGTCAGCAGTCAGAACTGAAATAAATGGTTTAGATGCTATTGAAGAATATTGTAGAACAAATGATTTAAAAGAATTGTATAAATCAAAACCAAATAGTATTGTATTTTTAGATAAAAAACCTTATTTTAATACTTCAACTGGAGATATAGTTTATCCTGTAAATTTTGATGATTTTAATTTTCGTGTTAGTTTACAAAGTGAAATAAGAGCTAAGAAAGGTCTAGAATATTATATATTAGAAAACTGGAAAAAATCAAAAAAGGAATTTCGTTATTTAAATCGTGTATCATTTATTCATAATGATTATCCTTTTATTATAGATTTAAGTATTGTAAAGTCTGGAGAGAAAATACAAGGTCAAGGACGTGGTAATTTTATAAAACCTGTTTATAATTTAGATGAATCAAATTTATTTTCTTCGCGTGAAAATTATGAAATTGAAATTGAAATTGATAATAAAAAAATAGGTCCTGGTACTAAATATAATAATGTTGAATTACTAATAATTGATTTACGTAATGTAATTAAAATGATATTATGTGGATTACAAGAAACTTTATATCCTATTTCTGTAAGTGAACAAAATGATGTATTAAATGAATATATGTCATTATTATATAAAGATGACAAATCACAACTCGATAAAATAAAAAAAATAACAAGTAAGTATTTTATTGGTCCAAATTCAGTTACATTACAATTAAATAATATTGTTCCACTAGATGAAAATAATACATCACCAAATATACGACAAAATTATGTTGTTACCGATAAAGCTGATGGTGAAAGACATTTATTATTTATTTCATCAATTGGAAAAATTTATTTAATTAATAATGCTATGCAAATTAAATTTAGTGGAGCATTAACAACTAATAAAAATTATTTTAATTCATTAATTGATGGTGAGCTTATTTTAAATGATAAAAATGGTGATTTATTAAATTTATTTGCTTGTTTTGATTGTTATTATATAAATTCAGATGATATACGTGAATTAGAGTTTCTTAAATTATTAGATGAAGAAACTGCTAAAAAAACATCAAAAGATAAAAATTATAAACAATCACGTTATTATTTATTATCTAAATTAGTAAAAGAATTAAATCCTAGTTCAATAATCAATAGTCCACAAGGTAGAGAACAACAATTAAAAACACTAAGGAAACAACAATCACCTACACAATCTACACAATCTACACAATTTACACCAATTTCACCATTAAAAATTAAAGTTAAGAATTTTTATCCAGCATCATCACAAGAAACAATATTTGATGGTTGTCGTGCTATTTTAACAAAAGAAAATCAAGGATTATTTGAATATTCTACAGATGGTTTAATATTTACTCATTGTTTATATGGTGTTGGAAGTTCGCATCAAAATAAAGCAGGTCCAATTACTAAAATCACGTGGGAATATTCATTTAAATGGAAACCTCCACAATTTAACACTATTGATTTCTTAGTAACTACATTAAAAAATGAAAATGGTGATGATGTCATAAAAACTATTTATGAAGATGGTTTAGATACATCATCCACATCACAATTCAGCGAATATAAAGTAATTGAATTACGTTGTGGTTTTAGTGAGCGTAATGATGGTTTTATAAATCCCTGTCAGTTAATATTTGATGATAAATTACCAGAATATAAACCACGTTTTGAAGACACACAAGAAAATGATTATTTACCACGACGTTTTTATCCAACTAATCCTTATGACCCAAATGCTGGTATATGTAATATAATGTTAAAAATAGATAATAGTGGTTCTAAACAAATGATAACATTAGATGATGAAGTATTTATTGATAATACAATTGTAGAATTTGCGTATGATTTAGAACGTGAAGAAGGATGGCGTTGGGTTCCATTACGCGTTCGTTATGATAAAACAGCGCGATTAATTAATGGCGAACGTGAATATGGAAATTCATATAAAACGTGTAATGAAAACTGGAAATCAATACATCCATCAGGTCGTATTACTGAAAATATGATAAGTACAGGACAAGGAATACCAGAATTAACAATTAATGAAGATATATATTATAATTCAAAAAGTAGTAGTTATAAAACAGAAGCACTTAAAAATTTTCATAATTTATATGTAAAAAAATTACTTATTAAAGGTGTTTCTAAACCAGGTGATAATTTAATAGATTATGCTTGTGGAAAAGCTGGTGATTTACCTAAGTGGATTGCTGCTAAATTATCATTTGTTTATGGACTTGATTATTCACGTGATAATCTAGAAAATTCAATTGATGGCGCTTGTGTGCGTTATTTAAAGACAAGACGAGAACATAAACAAATGCCATATGCTTTATTCTTAAACGCTAATAGTAGTCTTAATATAAAAGATGGAAGTGCATTATTAAATTCAAAAGCAAAACAAATAAATGACGCCTTATTCGGTGTTGGTCCAAAAAATGATGATTTAGGTATTGGTATATTGAGACATTATGGAAAAGCAGAAGATGGTTTTAATGTATCATCTTGTCAATTTGCGTTACATTATTTCTTTGAAAATCCTGATAGTTTACGTGGATTTTTGAAAAATCTAGCACAATGTACTAAGTTAAATGGTTATTTTATTGCTACATGTTATGATGGTAAAATTATGTTTAATGAATTGAAAAAAATAAAAACTGGTAATTCAATTCAAATAATAGATGATGGTAAAAAAATATGGGAAGTAGTAAAGCGTTATGGTTCGGATAATTTTGATGATAATTCTAGTTGTATTGGATATCAAATTGATGTTTTTCAAGAGTCAATTAACCAATATATTGCGGAATATTTAGTTAATCCTGTCTATTTTAATAGAGTTATGGAAGCATATGGTTTTAAGTTAGTTTCAAGTGATGAAGCACAAAATATGGGATTACCAGATGGGTCAGCAACATTTAATGAATTATTTATTAATATGTTAGAAGAAATAAAGCAAAATAAATTTAAAGAAAAAGACTATTTAAAAGCACCATTTATGAGTGTTTA